ACTTTTGGAAGCGAATTTTGGGCAGCTTCTGCAAAGCTTGGCTACAAGATCACATCCAATCTTACTCCATTTGTAAGCGTTGCCGTTCTTGATAACAACTTGACTAACCCAGCCAATGCTCTCGACCAAGAAATTGCTACTACATTTGGTATTAATTTTACCTTCTGATCATACGTCATAGTTGTGTGGGGAACCCTTGGTCCCAGCTTCGGCTGGGGCCATTTTTTTTTCTTGACAAAAGGTAAATTATAAGTGAATATAAGATATGTTTAAAAGAAATGCGAATGGATTGGTTGATGGACTAGAATACAAATATGACGACCAAGGTCTTATTGATTGGCGAGCCATGTTAGACGACAAATGGCTTTATCCTAATCCATCTAGCGTCGAGAGAGGCATTTGTAAAAGAAATACTCCTGTATCAGAGTTACAAGACAAAGACTTGTGCATAATGCTTGGTGGACTAAAAGAACTCGCGCAATGGAGAGGTTTTGCAAATGTTTTTTATACAGTTGTTACTGCCAATCTAGATTATGTTGCAATGAGTTGCCAAATTGATTGGATTCCCAATTTCGAAACATCTGACAATAAAAATATAGCCTTTTCTTCTGTCGCAGATGCTCACATCGGCAATACAAAAAGCTTTGCGAAAAACTTTCTTGCTGCTATAGCAGAAAATAGAGCTTTCTCTAGGGCTGTGAGAAGCTTTTTGAGAATCAACATTGTTTCTGATATTGAGCTTGGGGAAGTAAAAGGTCAAGAAACCTACACAGAAGAATCTCAAAGCTGTATTGAGGTTGACAAAACCGAAACACTAAAAAAGCTCATGGAACAAAAGAATGTGTCTTTTGAGCAAGTCAAAGACAAGCTGATTAAAGCTAAATTCAAAAACGCAGACAAAATTACTTGCGTTGAAGAGATCTCTCCTGTTTGGCAGGTAGAAATTATCAAAAAACTCAAAGCTAAAAAATAATTATCTACCTATATACCCACGATAAGACAAATTGACCTGTACATTTGTGGTGGTTTCACTAGAAACAGACTCAGAAACTTTTGTCATATCAGAAAAAGAATAAGTCACCAAAGTTTGTTGATTCTCCAAATCTTTTAATGTTATAGTCAAGTCTTCTGCTTGTTTTGAACAAGGGTAATCAAAATTATTTTGTCCTGAGTAGTCGTCTACTTCTAAAGTAAAACTCACTTCTACTGGAAATGGATATCTAGATACAACTTCTTTTGGTTGATATTGACCCAATATATAATAAGGTTCCCTTGGGCAATCTATGGAAATCTCGAAAGAAGAGCATCTATTTGTATTGAACGTATCCAAACTCAATTCCACAGAACCGGGGTCAGCGACTTTAAAATCGAAAGAAGATGATGAATTCTGAATATTTATTGGTATTTCACCAGTAGGAATATTTCCAGCTTTGTCAAAAGACTCTATATTTACAGAAATTTCTGGAATACTACCAATACCACAACTGACTCTATAATTAGTCATATACCCAGATTTAAAACTGAAATTTTGAGAAAAATCTTCTCTAGATTTAAGCAAATACCCACTAAAAGCTACGTCTCCAGTGTATTGAAGAAAACTTTCGTCAGTTACTAAAAACTGAGATACACTCACGCTACCGTTTCTTGGTCCAGCAGGAACCAAAGATCCTTTGTCCATCCCAATAAATTCTAGTGTCTGCGTTGGATTCTCAAAGCTTGCTGAAACACTTTGAACTCCAAACACTTCTCCAGTATTTATAAAAAAATGCTGGTCTTCTCTTGTTAGTTTGTATAAAGCCATCCTTTTAAAATTACACTTGTATTTTATAAAAAAAACGTGTAAAATATAACAAGGTAAAAGGTCATGGCATTATCTATATACAGTCCAGTATCAGAGTGGGCGGCGGCAACTTCTTATACAAAGTACGACATTGTCAAATACAATGACAAAATATACTATGCTACAAGAGATAGTTCAGCAGCTTCTTTCAGCACAGATAATTTTGGTGGACACACCACTGATCCATTCGGAACAGTAATTACAAACACTGATACAACTGATGCTACAAGGCCACATTTTTTCTTTACACCATCTTATGGAGCGAGCATACAAAACCAACCAAGAACAAAAATTACTCAATTCGGAGAAGGATACCAGCAAAGAATTCCAGAATCTGTAAACAATATTCTTTTACAAGGAACATTTGCTTTTGAAAATAGATCCGCCAAAGAAGCTAAAGCTATTTTGCATTTTTTGAATGCCAGAAATGGATCAGAGGCATTTTTGTTCACTCCACCCGAGCCATACGCAACAATGAGGCTTTTCATGTGCATGAACTGGACGCAACAATCTCAATTTTACAATAATATTTCCATAAACGCAGAATTTACGGAAGTACCAGTATAAAATGGCTGACTACTCAATGACATCGGCAGAAGCTAGAAGCAGCATCAAAAAAGTTGCTAAGGAAGCCAATTCTATCGATCCTTCTGCTGTAATTGACTTCTTTGAAATAGATACTTCTGATATTCAATTTGATTTAGGAATTAGAAATTCGACCGAAGATAATGAAAACGATAGAATATTCAGATTTCACAACTCTATATCATTAACAACAAGAAGTATTTATTTTAACGATAAAGAGTATATTGCGGCTCCTGTAGCAGTAGAAGGATTTGAGCTAGCAACAAAAGGCTCACTGCCAAGGCCAACAATGTCTATTGCTGTAAAATCAGATGGAGTAGACGCTCTTTCTAAACTGAAAACAGTTTTGGCTCAAATAGGTGATTTAACCGGAGCAAAATTTACACGAATAAGAACTTTCGCAAAGTTTATTGACGGCTCTGATCCAGACGGGAAAAACTATGCTTTTTTAACTTCACTTATAAAAGATCACGATCCAGATCCAAATGCAATTTTAAATTACGATATTTATTATATCGACAGAAAAACTAGTGAGTCAAATCAAACTCTTTCTTTTGAAATGACCAGTTCCATTGACTTGGAAAATTTTAGCGTTCCAAAAAGACTGGTTATTCAAGATAGATGTCAGTGGCAATACAGAGGAGAAGGATGTTGTTATACTAATAACTTATCAGCTAGTACACACGGAACTACAAGTCCCGAAAATTTAAACCCTAAAGATTCAAATTATATACCAGTTGCTAACGATTTAAATGAAAGAATTTTTGATGAATCAGAAACCAATCAAAATGGGATTTTGAGGTTAACCACAAAAGTTGGGACAACTTCAAGTTTATGGAATAAAAATAAAGACTCAAATTATACGGTTGGAGAAATGGTATTTATAACAAAAAATGGGGTAGAATACCACTTTGTATGCAAAGTGGAACATGCTCCGAGTTTGGACACCGCTCCACCAAATACTGATTATTGGATAGCAGACCAATGTTCAAAAAGCGTCCAAGGATGCAAACTTAGATGGCGAGGAGTTTTGCCATACGGAGGTTTTCCAGCAGTTAATAAAGCATGATTTTATCTAACAAACAAAAAGAAGAAATCAAAAAACATTCTGAAGAAATTTATCCAGAAGAATGTTGCGGCTTTGTTTTACCAGACACGATACTCAAATGCAACAATCAAGCTAAAGATAAAATTTCCAATTTTACAATTTCGCCAGTTGACTACTTGAAAGCCAAAGATCTTGGAGCTTGGGCTGTTTATCATTCTCATCCAGATAGTTTTTCCGAAGCATCTCTCAATGATAAATTCAATCAAAAAAACTATCAAATGCCGCTCATCATTTTCAGCGGAAAAAATCAAAAATTTAAAATTATTCGACCAGATGAGTCAGAAGACTCAATTGATTTGTATGTCTCAAAAAATCCAAAAGACGATTTAACTGAAAGTCAGAAAGAAACTATCAAAAAGTATTGTTTAGAAAAGTACCCAGAAGAAGCTTGTGGTCTTGGTCTTAAAAATGGCCAAGTTGTTTTCTGCGAGAATAAATCTTCTGATAAAATAAATTTCTTCGCAATTCAACAATCAGAGTCAGAAAAATACAAAGAGCAAGTCGAATTTGTTTTTCATTCTCATTGTAAAGACGAATATGCTACTTTTTCAGATGCAGATGAACAAGTTTCCACAAAAACTCAAACAAAGTATGTATTATACAATGTTTTGACTGACGAATTCAAGTGCTTTTATCCGCAAAAAGAACTCGCTTACATCGGCAGGACATTGGTTCCCGGTGTTATCGATTGCTCTTCTTTAGCTCAGGATTATTATAAAAAAGAATTAAACATAGACTTTCCGACTATGAACCACCCATTCAGGTTTCATAGATTCAATAAAGCTTTTATCAAAAAGTGTAAAGAATATTGGCAAAATGAAGATGCGATGGTTTTAGTAGATTTTTACTTAAATAGAAATTTTATTGAAGTGAGCGATCCAAGAAAACATGACATAATACTGTCTAATTCTTACAATTTTGCCAAAGGCTTTTGTCACATATCTGTTTATTTGGGAGAAGATAAAGTTTTAGATTA